TATGATAGGCATACCAAAACATTTTATTAACCTACGACCCAGAAGGAAGTACAGATTATGAGCGAATTAGATCATTTAGGAACAGGCATGATTGACCCTACAAGAATTGGGCAAAATCAGCAGATGCAAGCGTCAACGCATGGCATGTATTGCAACTTTTACATGGAAGCAGAGCAAGATGCAGTTAAAAGCCTAGAAGAAGGCCGTCCTATCTTCAAAGAATCTCCATATGTGATGATTATGACTCCAGGTGATCAGTCATCTGTCGTTCGTAGACCTATTAGAACAGGGCATCACCCAAAGGATGATAACAATAGGTTTGCCGTCGAATACAACGCATTCTTAAATAATATGGAACAACCTATTGAGGGAACATTACTTTCTGAATGGCCTCAAATCTCTAAAAGTCAGTGCCTTGAGCTAGATGCTTTGCATATTAAAACAGTTGAACAACTAGCTAACTTGAACGATGGCGCTGCTTCTCAGTATATGGGAATGCAAGACCTTAAAAGTCGGGCTAAAGCGTGGATTGAACTAGCCTCCGCAGAGGCTCCTCTCGCCTTCATGACAGCGCAGTTGGAAGAGCGGGATGATGCTATAGCTTCTATGAAGAATACGATGCTAGAGATGCAGGCGGAGCTAGGTGAGCTTAAAGGTGCTCCCAAGCGAAAAGTTAAAAAAGAGGATTAAGAAATGAGTACCGCAAGATTCCAAAGCGTTAATGACTTGATAAACCAGGTAGCAGTTGAGTCTGGGCTTAGTCCTGTGACTGATGTTCTTGCGGTATCTGACGATGCATTTGTGCAGTTAAAGTATCTTTTAAACGCATGCTTGCAAGAATTGATGGAACTTCACCCTTGGCAGATACTTTCAAGGCAGTTTCAATATACCACTGTAGGCAATGAGGAAGGAAAACTCGACCTTCCTTCTGACTTTGCCTACATGACAGATCAGACCGGCTGGGATCGGGCTAACAATGTTCCGTTAGCGGGGCCGTTGTCTCCACAGGATTGGACTTACCTTCTGGGGCGAGATCTTGTGGGGTCAACGATTTACGCCTCTTTTAGATTTGAGCAGAACCAGTTGTGGATATTCCCCCAGAATCCAATGCCTCAAGGATTGGACATTAACTTTGAATATACGAGCAGGAACTTTATTCAGCAGGCTGGCGTAATACCTGTTGAGTACTCTGACACGATTATTACTAGCGCGGATACTGTCCTGTTTCCTCCTCAACTGATTCAGCGACTGTTAAAGGTAAAGTTTTTAGAGGCAAAGGGATTTGATTCCCAAAAAGCTGAAGATAACTTTTGGCAGTCATTTAACAGTTGGACAGGAAAAGACAACTCAGCGCCTATTCTCTCAATGGGTAACGGATTTCGAGGAGTTCCTTACCTTGATGGCTTCTATAACACGCCAGATAGCCACTTTGGTGGAGCTAGATAATGGCAATTCCTCAGTTAAAAAGAGGCGGAAAGCAAAGTTCTGAAGGGATTTCTATCCCTAGTTCTATGCAGGGCATTAATTCCGTTACGTCTTTAGCATTAATGAATGCTGCTGAGTGTGTATATACCTACAATTTAGTTGCTCAAGACCTTGGTATGGTAGTTAGAAGGGGCTTTGAAGAGTGGGCTAAAGGCTGGACAGGGGGTATTGCTAAAACAGTTATACCGTTTGAAGGTCATCAAACATCTCATGACAAGTTATTTGTCTCCAACAATGAGGGTATTTGGGATTGCACTGCTGAAGGCGAGATTGCGCCTACAAAAGTATTAACCTGGGCTACTCAGACAGGCGAAGCAGGATATTGCTCACAACAAGTCTTTACTAATGACGGTAATGACATGTTTATCCTCCTTTGTGACGCTGTAAATGGATATCACGTTTAAACTCAGACTACTAATACTTGGGCTAAAGTCACGCTAGGCACTGGTGCTGGGCAAGTATCAGGAATAGATCCAACTAATTTTAACTTTGTCATGATCTGGAAGAACCGCGTTTGGTTTATTGAAAAGGATTCTGCCAATAGTTGGTATTTAGACGTTGCAACGCTTTATGGTGCGGCAACCAAGTTTAATTTTGGTTCTCAGTTTAGACAAGGCGGATCATTACGAACCCTGTATAACTGGTCATTAGATGGCGGGTTAGGACTAGATGACTTGCTGGTTGCTGTTTCTAGTTCTGGTGATGTCGTTGTATACCAAGGCACAGATCCTGATGATGCGACAAAGTTTGCGATTCAGGGTAGCTGGGAGATTGGCAGTGTTCCCGCTGGAAATAGGTTTGGCACTGAATTTGGTGGCGAAGTCTACATTCTTTCCATATACGGCCTGCTTCCGATCTCTCAGTTGCTTAATGGCTCAAGTACTAATGACCCGAATACTTATTTAACGGCTAAAATAAGCCCATTTATTAGACAAGTAATGAGCGAATTCAGGGAAAACCTTGGATGGCAGGTTGTTGTTCACCAAGAAGATGCTCAGTTGCATATTGAAACTCCTCAAGATCCGCAAAGAGGTAATGTTGCGTTTGTTCAGTACTTTGGCAACCAAGCATGGTCAATGATTAGGGAGTTAGATAAGTTTCACACGGGTAACTGGCGCGGAAATACCTTTTGGACTGCTGGCAATAAAAATAGTTTACAGATTAAGCGTGGAAATAGAGATAATGTCTGGATAGATCCAGGTACTGATGGCGTTGCATCTCCTATTGAATGGTCAATATTAACTAGTTTTCAAGGATTAGGATCTGGCGCTAGGAATAAAAGAGTTCAATACATTAGACCTAACTTTATAGCAGATTCTGTTCCTGGTTTTTCTGTTTCAGCAAGATATGACTATGACATTCGAGAGCAAGGTAGTGCTCCAGCAGGGTCATTAAATGAGGCTGGTCGATGGGATTTAGGCATTTGGGATCAAGATGTGTGGGGTGGAAGTCTAGACGTATTAGACTCACCTAGAGGCGCTTCTGGTATTGGGCGACATGTAGCAGTTGCTATGAGAGGCCGATCTACTGCCAGAACAATTTTAATTGCTTTTGACCTTATCGTGGATTCAGGCGGATGGATGTAATCTTTGTACCAACAACAGAGGCTCACGCAAGGTATTTGCCAGAAAATGCCACGCCTCGAAATTGCGAAGATACAAGAGGAATAACGGCTTTAGACCCTAAAAAAGGGCCATTAGGAATATGCTTAATGGATACGTGGACAATTAACAGTGTTTTTATCCACATTTGGATAGATAACCCGATCATTCTAAGAAAAGGATTTTTAGAAGAGATATTTGGTTTTATATTTGGCGAAGATTCTGGCAGAAAAATGGTTGTTGGGTTAACGCCGTCAGATAACAAAAAAGCCTTAAAGTTTATTGATCACGTTGGCATGAAAGAAATATACAGAATACCGGATAGTTTTAGTGACGGCGTTGATGCCGTTATGACTCTAATGAAAAAAGAAGATTGTAGGTGGATTAAGCATGGGCAAAAAATCTCAAAAAGCGCCTGATTACAGAGCGGCGGCAGAAGAAACAGCAAGAGGAAATGCTGAAGCTTTACGGTATCAAACTGATGCTAATAGGGCTGATCAATATACTCCTTTTGGTAATGTTCAGTGGTTTGGGCAACCTGGAGATGAAAATTATCGCCAAGAAACTCGATTAACCAATAATCAGCAAGCAATCTTTGATCAGCAAGAAGAGGCTCAATTTCAAAGGCAATTAGCTAATTCTGCTTTATCTGACCGTATGTGGGAGGACATGCAGAGGCCCGAAAACTTCTACAACAATCTTCCTGGTGCTGCTGGTACTCCTGATGTCCCAATGTATGGCGGTGGGCTAGGTCAGTTTGGTCAAGGTGGGCAGCAAATGTCTGTTCAAGACATGCAGTCTTCTGCTTATGATCCTGCTTTTGCTGAACAAGCATTTGATCGTCAAATGTCGCTTATTCAACCAACACTTGATAACCAACTAGAAAGCCAAGAAGTTGCATTACGCAATCAAGGATTAACACCAGGATCTGAAGCTTACGATAGAGCGTTATCTACTTTAAGAGGGCAGCAATCAGAAACCCTTAATGCCTTGAGTGCAGACGCTGTAGATCGAGGTAGGGCAGAACAACAAGCTGAATTTACGAGAGCAATGCAGTCTGGTAATCAAAGGTTTGGTCAAGAAGCAGCATTGTTTGGTGCTCAAATGGATCAAGGGTCTATGTATGACAGGCAAAGAGCACAACAAGCTCAAGAGCAGCTAGGATTTGGTAGTCAGGCATTTACGCAACAAGCTCAACAAGCCGAAATGCAGAATATGCTCCGACAAAGAGCCATTGCAGAACAGCAGAATAGAGAAAATAACGCCTTTAACCTGATGAACTCTGCTGCAACAGGCCAGAACGTGGCACTACCGCAGATGCCAGGATATAACACGGCAGGATATGCTGGAGGCCCAGACTATTTAGGCGCAGCTAAAGCTCAAGGCGCGGCAGATTCAGCAGCAAGCAGCAGCAAATGGGGAGCGTTAGGATCTATAGGCGGCGGCATGATGGGTGGGCCAGTAGGGGAAATGATAGGTGGAAAAGTCGCTTCGTGGTTTGACTAAAAACCTCCTGAGAAATAAAAAGGTAATTAACTAATGGCTATTAACAATCTAAGTAATCCTTTTGAAATAGAGGAATACAACCGGCGACATAAAGAGCGGTTGCTTCAGTTAATGACTCCTGGTGAAAAAGCTAATGCTGCAAGAGGCCAAATGGCTATGCAGTCGCCAAGGCTGGATTCCAATATCAACATGCCTTTAAGTGCAAAACAGCAGTTAGCTATACAGGCAACTCAGAATGCTGATATTCCAGGTATGGATCAAATACTTGGCGCTAAGACAACTACGTTTGGAACGGCTTTAGCCAAGACTCTAGCAGCCGGTGCTAGTAGTTATTACGGCAGAAAAAATAATGCAGAGAAAGCGTCTGTATTAACAAAATCACTTCAAGCAGAAACAGACGCAATTGAAGCTAAAGAAAAAGCAGCATTAGATGTAGCCCTGCAAGAAAGACTAAAGAATGAGGCTTCTGAAGTAGCAGCTATAGAGGAATCAGCAAGACGCTTTGGAATAGAACAAGATGCTGATAAAGCAAAAATAGCAGCAGAACAAGCTCAGATAACTGCCGATAAAGAAGCAGAAGTTGCTAAATTAGAGCTTGAGTCCAAAATTCCTGGAAAACCATTTTCTGTATGGGATATAAATGGGGATCAAGATACTTTGCAGCGATTGCCAGACGGGTCGTTTGTTAGGCAGGATCAAGATGGAGATCTTGTACCCACTTCATTTTATGGATTTTCGCTAGAAAAACCTAATCAAGATGAAGAAGACCTTGGAGGACTTACAGAAAAAGCTTTTAATGATCAAAGAGTAAGGCTTGGAAATACATTAGCCCCAGCCGTACAAATGCAAAAATCGTTACAAGAAGCATGGGGAGCTTTAGCTCCATTTACAAATGCGGATGATATTCCTGGAATTGGAAGAATAGAAGGCGGTGCTAATTTTGTCGGAACGGTTACAAGAGCAATACAATCTTTAGGGGGTTCTAAAGCAACTAATGTATTCGCCACAATTTCTGGCGCAATAAATCAAATGATTAGAATTCGTGCAGGTCTTACTCAATCAAGTTCAGAAATGAATAGAGTATTAGCTGAATTAGAGTCAAAT